GCCGGCAGACCGCGCTGGCGGATCTGGAGGGCGGCGACGGGGACCTGCTGATCGAATGGTCGGCCCCGGCGGGTGCGGAGCTGGATGACGTGACGGCGTGGCGGCTCGCCTCGCCGCACTGGACCAGGCGGCGGGAGCGGTTGATCGCTAAGCGCCACCAGGCCATGGTGGAGGGCGAGACCGCCGACCCCGAGGAGCCGGATCCGGAGCAGTCGTTCCGGGCGCAGTGGCTGAACCAGTGGCCCGCGCGGCGGGTCGAGCTGCCCGGCGCGGTGCAGGACCTGCTCCCCGCCGGGGCGTGGGCCGCGTTGCAGGAGCCCGGCCTGGACGGTGAGGGGCCGGTGTGGGTGGCGGTGGAGGACGACTACGGCCTCGGCGCCGCCGTGGCCGCGGTGGCGCTGTTGGAGGACGGTCGGCTGGAGGTCGACGGCTGGCTGCGCGATGACTGGGACTCGGCGATCCGCGACCTCGAGCGGCTCGCCACGGGGCGGGAGATCCGCGAACTGCACGTCGGCGCGTCCCTGCTGGACCGCCTCCCGACCGGTGGGGTGCTGCCCGCCGCGCGGCCCGCCGTGGCCAGCCAGGCGCGCGCCGGGCTCGCCCTCCTGCGCGATCTCGCGGCGAACGGCCGGCTGGTGCACGACCAGACGACGGTGGAGCTCGATCACGCCCTCGGGTTGGCGCAGGTCAAGGAGTCCCTCACCGGCCTCTACCTCGTCGCCCGTGGCCCGACGCACTTGGTCAAGGCGGTGGCGTGGGCGGTGCAGGCGGCGCACCGACCCGCACGCATCCCGGCCATCTATTGACGATCCGTCACGGCATGCGGTTACATTCTTGACGCTGTGGCAGGCTGGTTCAGCCGCTCGATCAGACCGCCGGACGAAACACCGAACGCGAATGACCCCGCGTCGGTGCCGCCCGCCACCGTCGGGCCGCCCTCGGCGAGCCCGGGGGACCCCAACGGCGTGACCGTCGAGGCGACCACCATGATGGCCGCCTCACCGCCCACCATCACCCCCTCGGCGTGGTCGGGCTGGCCGGCGGACTGGTGGCCGCCATCCTGGGGCGGCCAGACCACCCGCCTGACCGACACCGCCTGGACGTGCGTCGATCTCAACGCCAGCCTGCTCGCGGACATGCCGCCGTATCTGGTCGGCGCCGCCCCCTCCTTGGACGCGGGTTGGCTTTCGAACCCCGACCCGGATCTGTATTCGTCCTGGCAGGAGTTCGCCAAACAGCTGTTCTGGAACTTTCAACTCGGTGAGGCGTTCATCCTGGCCACCGCGTGGTATCAGACCGGCTGGCCCGCCCGCTTTCACGTCATCGCGCCCTGGTTTGTCAACGTAGAGATGGACGGCGGCCGGCGGCACTACTCGATCGGGTCGCTGGACGTCACCCGGCAGATCCTGCACATCCGCTACCAGTCCACCGTGGATGACGCGCACGGCCACGGTCCGCTGGAGGCCGGCGCGGGGAAGCTGCTGGCCGGGGAGGTCCTGGCCCGCTATGCCACCAAGCTGGCCAGCGCTGGCGGCATCCCCAGCAGTGTGTTGGAGCATCCGGAGCAGCTGACCTCCACTCAGGCCACCCAGCTCCGCGACCAATGGGTGCAGGCGCGGCTGGACGCGCTCGGTGCCCCCGCGGTGCTCTCGGGCGGGGTGACCTGGAAACCCACGCAGATGAACCCGCGGGACATGGCGTTGCAGGAGCTGCTGACCTGGAACGACAGCCGGATCGCCGTGATGCTCGGCGTCCCCCCGTTCGTTGTCGGCCTGCCGTCCGGCGGCGACAGCATGACCTACAGCAACGTCACGAGTCTGTTTGATTATTACTGGCGCGCCGGGCTGCGCCCTAAGGCGGGAGCGGTCATGGCTGCCCTGTCCGGGTGGCTGCTCCCCCGGGGGACGATGGTGGAGCTCAACAAGGACGCGTTTGTGCAGCCCGAGCCCGAGTCGCGGGCGCGGACCGCGCAGATCCTCAACAGCATCCGTGACGAGCAGGGCAACCCCGCCCTGTCGGTGCCGGAGATCCGCCGGGCCGAGCGGTTCGCGGTGGCCGGCGCCGCCGGCCTGACCCCCACCGAGGTGATCCCATGACCCGGCCCGAGCTGGTCGGCGCCTACCTGGAACGCAGCGTCGGGGAGACGCTGGACGTCAGCTTCCCCGAGCGGACGATCGAGGTCGTGGTGATCCCGTATGAACGGGAGGCCGAGGTGATGGTCGAGGACGTGGCGATCATCGAGAGCATCGCGCGCGGTGCGTTCAATGGCGTGGAGCGGCGCGCCAAGCGGATCCGCGTCAACCGTGAGCATGACCGTCACACCACGTTCGGTCACTGCGTCGCGCTGTATCCCAAGCGCGAGGAGGGCTTGGTCGCCCGCATGAGTGTCGTCGAAAACGACTATGGCGATCGTCAGCTCGAGCTGGCCGCTCACGGCGATCTCGATGCCTCGGCCGGGTTCGTGCCCAAGGCGATCGAGCATCGCGGCGGTAACCGGTTCCGCTATACGCGCTGCTGGCTGCATCACATCGCGCTGACTAGCGAGGCCGCCTACGAGGGCGCCCGGGTGCTCTCGGTGCGCAGCGCGACACCGGTCAACGCGTCCACGCCGAGGCCGAATCTCGACCGGGTGCGCTGGGACATCCTGGAGGAGCGCTACAGTCGCATCTAGCGCAGCACCATCCCCGTTGTTGACCACGCTGCGAGGCAGGTGGGCCGGGATGTCGCGGGTGAAGCGCGCGAATCGCTAGCGAACCAGTCCCGTTCAATCCCGTCCTGGGAGAGGTTCAGCCCGCAATGCCCGCACCCGCCACTGACCAGTTGATCGCCCGTTACGCGGGCGAGATCAGCGAACGCGACAAGTTCATCAACAACCTGGTGGAGGTCGCCACCAAGGAAGGCCGCGACCTCGACGAGAAAGAGATGGAGCTGCTGACCCGCGCCAAGGAGCGGATGGGCGCGCTCAGCGCGCTGATCGAACCGCTCAAGGAGGCGCGGCGGATCAGCACCGACTCCCAGACCAAGCTCGGGGAGATCGCCGACTTCATGCGCGAGACGACCGAGCAGGCCCCGCGTGAGGTGCAGTACCGCTCCGCCGGGGAGTACATCTGCGAGACCTGGCGTGCGCAGCTCGGCAACCTCGAGGCCAAGCGGCGCCTGGACGTCTACCATCGCGCCGCGGCGCACCAGACCACCGCGGACAACGCCGGGCTGATCCCGTCCCCGATCGTCCAGCCGGTGGTCAACTTCGTCGACAGTAACCGGCCGCTGGTCAGCTGGCTGGGGCCGCGGCAGCTGCCCGGCCAGAACTGGAGTCGCCCGAAGGTTACCCAGCACACCAGCGTGGCCGTGCAGTCTGCGGAAAAGGCCGAACTCGTCTCGCAGAAAATGACGATCGCCAAGATCGCCGCGACCGCCGCGACCTACGGCGGCTACGTCAACGTCTCGCGCCAGGACGTGGATTTCACGCAGCCGGGGATCATGGACGTGGTCGTCGGCGACCTGGCCGGCCAGTACGCCATCCAGACCGAGGCGGCCGCCGCAGCCGCGTTCGACGCCGGCGCGACCGCCGGGCTGGCGCTGCCGACCGGCGCCAACACCAGCGACCAGCTGGCCGCGTCATTGTGGGACGGCGCGTCGAAGATCTACACCGCCACCAAGGGGCAGGGCAGGGTCGCCGCGTTCATGGCGCCGTCGATGCTCGCCGCGATCGGGCCGCTGTTCCCCCCGATCCCGGCCACGCCCAGCCAGTCCCCCGGGTTCAGCGCCGGCGACTTCGCCTCCGGGCTGGTCGGCAACGTCTCCGGGATCCCGGTCTACGTGTCCGCCGGGATCGGCACCTCGCGGATCCTGATGTTCAGCTCGGCCGGCGCCGAGGTCTACGAGGACCGGATCGGGTCGCTGCAGGTCGTCGAGCCCAGCGTACTGGGGGTGCAGGTCGCCTACGCCGGCTACTTCACGCCACTGATCGTCGAGGGCACCGCGATCATCAAGATCACCAAGACGCCATGACCGCCGACTGGTACGCCCCCAACCAGCAGGCCGTCCGGGCGGACGGATCCGGCCCGGCGGAGGAGGGCACCGGCGGCAACGACACCGGAGACGCCCCCGAGGTCGAACTAGCGTCGATGACCAAGGCGCAGCTCTTGGAGGAGGCGGCTGCGCGCGGCGTGGAGGCCGACGACAGCATGACCAAGGCGCAGATCACCGAAGCCCTCGAGGCCTGACCCGTGAGTTACGCGACCGTCGACGACCTCGTCCGCCGACTCGGGCTGTCGGGGCCGTCGGCGGCGCAACTCGACCAGGCCCAGCAGTGCCTGGACGCCGCCACCCAAGAAATCGACAGTCACCTGGGTTACATCGGCGCCCCCGCCACCCTGACCCCGGAGCAGCTCGCGCTGGTCTGCATCGTCAACGTCGACCGGGCCGCCGAACACTGGCGGCTCACCCCGTTCGGCGCGCTCGGGCAGGGGCCGGAGCTCCCGGCCGTCCTCACCGCGCGTGACTCGTGGTATCGGCACGCCCGCAAGCTCGCGTCCCTCGAAACCAGTTGGGGGATCGGGTGACGTTGGCCGAGCTGCTCGCCGAGGTCGCTGCCGCGCTCGAACCATTGCGGGGTGAGATCCCGGACCTGGCCATCTACCCCGGCTGGAGTGACACCCCGACCCCGCCCGCATTGGACGTCTACCCCGCCAGTCCGTTTCAGACCGGCGCGGGGTTCGGCGGCGGCAACCAGGCGTTCCTCACGGTCCGCGCCCGGGTCCAGATGGCCGATCCGGGCGCCGGGCAACTCCTGCTGTTGCGGCTGCTGGACCGCGAGGACCCCGCGTCGGTGGAGATGGCGCTCGAGCAGATCGATGTCGGGGTGACCGAGGGCGGCGTGAGCGGGTTCACGCAGTACGCCGACGACGCCCCCGCCAACGAACGCATGCTCGGCTGCGAATGGCGAGTAACCACATTCCTGTAAGGAGAAGGGATAGTGCCTAAGCGGATCGCCCTCAAGGACTTCGTCTCGGTGGATGACACCGAACTGTCCAACTTCGCCCGCTCGGTCGAGTTCAGCTCGGAGCATGAGCGGATCGACGTGAGCGGGTTTAACCCGACCGGCGCCAACGAGTACCTGGCCGGGCAGACCACCCAGACCGTGACCGTCGAGTTCTTCGGGTCCTACGGCGCCGGTGAGGTCCACCAGACCTTGTATCCGATCCACAAGGACCGCACCGTCGTCGCGTTCCAGTGGCGGCCCGACCAGACCGCCGCGGTCGGTGCCACCAACCCGCAGCTGGAGGGGAACGTGCAGATCCTCACCTACGGCCCCAAGGGCACCCGCGGGGAGGCCGACACGTTCGAGGTCGAATTCAGTGCGGCGGACGCGGACGGCCTGGTGTTCGTGGAGACCGCCACGCCCTGATGGCGGGTGAGACGCTTGCCGTCGAGGGCTACCGCGACCTCCTCCGCGCGCTCAAGACCGCCGACAAGGAAACCCGGCTCGGCCTACGGGCCACACTCAGGCACGCCGGCGAAGCCACCCAAGCCTCGGCGGTCGCGCTGCTCTCCCCCGTCGACATGCGCTCGGCGGCGGGGTTCAAGGTCCGGGTGCGGCAACGCGGCGTCGCGGTCGAGCAGTCGCTGCGCAAGACCACCGGTCAGCACCCGGAATTCGGGTCCTACCAGATGCGGCACGCCCTGCTCCCCGCCCTGGCCGACCAGGCGGAGGA